TAATGGTACTACTCTACCTTTTATATCAGTGTCAGGGAATTTAACTTCAAATATACTAGGATCTAGTGATGGGTAAATTACTTGATTTTGTGTAGCAGAACTTATATCATAAGCATATTGTGAGTATCCTGATGCTATTCCTGCTTTGTTAGTTATTTTAATATCTTTTACAGTTTGTACACCATTTATTCTATCTAATCTAACATATAAGTCTCTTACTAAGATGGGTTGGTTTATTTGCCAATTATCTCTTGCAAAATATGTTTTTAATGAGTTAATACATGCTAATATAACATCGTTATTGTTAAAATTAGGTAGTACTATAATTTCAAAATCAACAGCTAAGTTTATAATAAATGCATCTCTAACCTCAATATTATCACCTATCATTCTGTATTGGGATAGGTAAGTTCTTAGGTTTCTTTTTAATGTTTGGGTTGGTGTAGCAAATTGAGCTTGAGAGTTTTGAGATACAACCCATAAATTTAATGTTTCAATAGTTGAAACTTGTGAATCCATTAATTGAGGTTTTTCAATATAAGCTTTAGCTACAGTACCAAATTCAGATGGCATACTTAATGCTCTAACTATATAATCATCCAATGTTACAGACCTTTGTTGAGCTGAGATAGTGGAGATGGTATTTTGTCTAATTTCTTCTGTTGTATCACCTGCTTGCCCACCATCTGCTGCTTCAGGATTGTTAACTGCTATTGAACCAAATATATAATTCGCTGTAGTAGCATTTAAGTTTGGGGAGTTAAAGTTTAAATTTGTGGTGTTTAAAGTAGATAAATCACCTGATGGTACATTTGCTCCAACTCCACCACCTGTTAAGTATCTTACTGTTAAAGTAGTACTTGAGGGTGAAATTCCATAAGTATCTGTAAATAAGAAATTGGTAGGTGAATATGCAGTTGTTAATTTGTTTTTTTCAAATGGTAAACCTATACCTACATTATTTGGATTAGGTGTAACTGTCTCATCTACATCATTTGGGTTACCTGCTCCAAATTGAATTTGAAGATTAGTAGCAGAAGTAAAACGAGTAGCAAAACGTCTTTGTACTTTTTTCAATTGTAGTAAATAAGGAACATCTCCTGCATCTGCTACATTATTTGGGTCATTTGTGTTAGTATTTTTAATATTATCGTATACCATTTCTTGTCCCAAATAATCTACTTCATACCATGTATTACCATCCGAATCTACTATATCTAAAATACCTATAATATTTTCAGCATCTATATCTATAGTTGCAAATTGTTGTGGGGCACCAAAAGAAAATGTTTGAGTACTAATGGTTGCTGAGATAGCACTTCTAGTTTTCTTTAAAAGATAATATTGAGGAACATCACCAGAGATTTGGTAAATAGAAATTTCAGTAGGATCAAGTGAACTTGATACTGCAAAATTACATGGGTCTTCCATTAAGAAGTTTACATCGGTACTTAAGGATGATGCAATTGTACTATTTTCTCCAACTGTTAACGCATAATCAAAATCAGGAACATATGATGTACCTGATAATTTTGCTGGTACTTGTTGGAATAATTCAACCACAGCTTGAGCAGCTCCTGTTGTTTTTGGTTTATACCCAAACATATATGCTAACTCAAATTGATTATTTGTTTGTCTAGCAAATTGTGTGAATGTTTCTTGTAATTGATTATCTAAATAGAAAGACATTACATCACTAACATAAGAGGCTTGCTCCATAAACATCATACCAGGTGATGTTGGAGAAAAATCGTTGTAAGTATTTGGGAAATAAGTTTGAGAAAACTCAATTAACCTTGCCCTAATATCGGAAAAGTCTCTATTTAAATATTTTACGTCTCTATCTACTGTAGCCATTATGCAAAGTCTATTTCTAAAGTATCACTAATATTGGTGTTTATTACACTATATGTTAATGATACTGTTATTGTATTTGTATCTTCTTGTCTTAATATTTCCAGATTACCTACAGCAACATTAGGGAAAAATATGTTTAAATCATTGGATATTCTTTCTTCTAAAAAATCTAAATTATCTGTTGTAATTTGTTCAAATATAAATGCTCGTAAACCACCCCCAAATGTTGGGTTAAGTGGTCTTTCTCCTGGATTTGTTAAAAAATAGTTTATTAAGTTATTTTTAATTGCAGCCGCTGTAGTATAATTAGGGGTAAATACACCGGGACCACTAAAAGGAATATCTACTCCTACAGCAGCGCTATTGTTAAAATCAATTGGGTATATTTGTTGAGCATCAAAAGGCATTCTTTATTATCTTTGTGTCATTAAGCCCATTATTTGGTCCATTCCTACTTCACCTCCAGGAAGTTGACCATTTGGGGATGTAGTATCTACAGTTCCTTGTGGGTTAAAAGCTTGAGCGTGGCTACTATTTAGATTTAAAGCAGTTTCTCCTAACACATCCATATATGCTTTTTTCTTATCCACTAATTTATGTGGTGTTGTATCTTGAGTAACAGGTGGAGGTGTTGTTGAGGATATTGTTCTATTCTCTTGTAAAGGAACTTGTTTAGGTGCCCTTACAGCCTCTAATAAAACTTCCTTTAACTCTTCTTGGATAGCTTCTTTAACTGCTTCCTTAATTAAACTTTTTAATAACGTAGTTTTCATGTCGTGTTTTTTATAAATATTATAATATTATGCTTTTAAATCATTTTGTTGGATATAGAATACAAGTTCATCAATTAAAATTTGATCGTTAGAACTAAATGATGGGTCACCTTGAAGCATTATCACCCCTTGAGAATTTCGGGCTACTGCTTGTCTTCGTGTTAATCCACTTACTTCCTCTCCTATAGATACAACTGCCATCTCAAACCCATTAAAATTTGTTACAACTGGGGAGAGTTGGTTGGATTGTTCTTGGGTAGATCTTAATAATTCATTAGATACAGCCGTTTGGGTTGCCAATGTGCCTCCTTCATTATTAGCAGATAATTCAGCAGCACATATTCCTATAAAAAGGTCTACCATACTTAAAAGATCTGTTACCTTTGTTATTTGTGATGTTATTATATCTAGGGATGATTCTCCAGTTGCTATTATTCCTTCACTTTTACCTATAGTAGGTTTTATCTTGTCAATAACATCTATTAATTTTAGTATAGGACCCACGGGAATGGGGGTTACAGCAGTTGAAGGAATGAAGGCTAAAGCATCAATTCCTGCTTCTGCTCCTTTAATTCCAGATTTTACTCCATCAATAACAGGTACTAAAGGGTCTACAATATTTTTTATTGAATTAATTTTAGTATATAGATTATTTAGTTGTTTAGTTAGTTTATTTTTAAGTTCAATAATCTCATTTAAACCTTGTATATTAGCGGGGCATGTTAATCCATCACCTATTAGGTTTTTTACTTCATTTAATATACTAGAATCTAACATTATATTTGGTTTTCTTCTTCTGCTTTTTTAGCTTCCTTTTCAGCTTTTTTCTCTTTTCTCTTTTCATTTGCTTCTTTAGCTTGTTCTTTTGCTAATTCTGCTTGAATTTTTGCTAATTTTGCTTGTTCTATTAAGCCTATAGGATCGCATACCCCGTATGGTATACATAATAATTTTTTTATTATAAAGGGTAGTAATCGTATTTTCACTTCGTCTATTATAGTATTTTTTGTTAATTCTATAAATTCTTTTTTATCTTCATCAGATATTTTTTGATTTTCTTCTTCTGATGTTCCTTGGGCTTTTAATATAGATGATCTAAGATTTTTTTTATTAGAAACTAATGTGATTATATTAATGTCAGATCTAATAGAACCATTTTGGGTTGTAATTACTTCTTCTTTTACTCCATATTTTTTGACATTAAACTTTAATTTTTGAATTTTACCTAATCCTCCTTTTGTGGGGATGGAAAAAAATCCATTTGGGTCAGATATAACCTTTTGACCCTCTAAATTTGAAATAAAAGGGGAGTTGGTGATTTCCACCCCAGATATTCCCTCATTTGTTAATTCATCTACTACCTGAGCCTTAAATTGAATAGGGTCTGGGTCTGTTAAAGATTTTAGTTCACCCCCTTTGGGATATTTTTTATTTCTATAAGATTTACCTGGTATTTTAGCTCTACTAATGGAAGGACCATAAAATTGTTCTTCTAGTATTTTTTTGGATTGTAATTCAAATAATGAAGTATCGGGTGATGGGGGAGGAAGAGGGTTTGAAGATGGATTACCTATTTGTTCCCGTATTACTATTATGGGTAATTCTACATTATTAAGGACAGCATACTCCCAATAATAAGTGATTAGAGGTTCACCAGACCCAAAGTTTACACTTTCTTTAAATAATGTTGTACTAGCAACATCAATTGTATATTCTATAGTTTGCTCTTCCATTATTTTGTTTTAGTAACTTGTGATTGGTAAACTAATTCATTAAAATTAGGGATTAAAGTACCATCAATCATATCTTTTAAACTCTTAGCTTGGGTAGCTAGTTTACCATTTAATGCTTTTTGTTTTATTATAGCACCCGTATTTGTATTTACTGCTGTGACTTCTTGTAACTGTTCTAATCGTGAACATACTGTAGAAAGTTCATTCATTATTACTATTAAATCTCCTAAGAATATGTCTCCCTTAATTACTGATTCTGTTGCATCTTTACCTCCTAAAAGTATTTGGGGGGATTGGATAGTATATTTTTTTGTAGTGCAATTTATAGATGAATTACCTCCGAGGAATATGGATTGGGCAGAACTTAATAATATATGATCTGTTTTAGCATTAAAAACTAATCTATCGGAATTAATTACAACTTGGGGGTTAGAAAAGGTATCTGGGGTAATTGGAGTGGGGTCTTTTTTCCCTCCAGAGTATGAATTATAATTTTGGTTTACTGCTCCAATTGGTATTTGTTGGGTTGAAGTACAATAAATAGAAGATAAGTCATCATTAATATTTTCTGTTATAGGAACCCACCCTTCATCTGAAGATTCTGTGGGTTGTCCATTTCTAATTATAGTAATAGGATCACCATTTTCTCCTACTTCAGACCAATCATTTAAGGCATTTATATCTGTTGGTTTTGCGGTACTGCCAAATCTAATACTATTACCCCATCTACCTTGGTACATAATATCTCCTGCAAATGGTAATAGAGGATGGATGTTAGTTCTCTCTATAAAGGTAGCTTGAGAGGGATTAATAGGGCTATTTAAATCAATTTCAGTAGATTCATCTGTTACTCTTCTAACTGAGCCTGCTGCAGTTTGCTGATAATCCTTTTGTTGAGAATCTGGTAGGGTAGTAGATGTGATTGGGTTTGGATAAGCATTGTGGTGGGGATGGTTCCATAAACTTACCATATTAATATAATAATAAGATTCTTCAGATGTGTTTCGACCTATATTATTGTTAGGTAACTTAAATAATAAAACAAGCTCATTAACTAATGGGTAAGCTGATAATTGTGGGTAGAAGGGTTTTGCAATTCCTCTCCCAGGATTTTGAACATTGTTAAGCTCAAAAAATATAGTACCTATACCATTTAATCCCCCATATTTTTCTATATCTGGATAGTTTTGGTTTAAAATAATATCGGTAACTCTTCCAATTTCTTTAGCCCCTTGTATTTGGGTTAATGCTTGTTGGATGTTACTATTACCTCCTGATTTACTTCCAGGTGGTAATTTAACATTAGCAGATATGCCTCTATTAAAACCCATTATTCAGTATCGTCTTTTTTAGGTGGTAATTGTAATTTGTTTATTTCTTGAAGTAATTGTTCTTTTTCTTCTTCAGAAATGCCAAACCCATTATCTTCAGTTCCCTCATTAGCAAATATACGTTGGAAAATTGTAGCAACTTTAATAAGTGCTTCATCATTTTTAATGCCTAATTCCATATATTCTTTAATAAGTGGAACAATCATAGTAGCATCACCTATATCGCTGATTAATGGCTTTAATTCATTAATTAATGCACTAATTTGGGTTTCTTTCTTCTTTTGGTTGTCATATATCTCCTTTAGGAGATCGGAATATGATTTTTTCCCGAATACTTTTTTATCTAAGTGGCTCATATTTATTAGATTTTATGGGTATAAATATGAAGAATTAATCTTCTTGAAATTCTACGTACCCAGTATCTAAAAAGTGAATATAATTGTCTTTGAATAAATTATGTAATCTACCTGCTATTTTTGTAATCTTGGGGGTTTTTACTTCTAAGCCATTAGTAGCCATTATTTCTCGGATGTAAATATAAAGAGCTTTTTTATTGAATATTTCAATATTTTCTCTTTTTCTAAATAATTCAAGGATAGCATCTGCTACTTTAGCATCATTTCCTTTTGGGAAAAATTTAGTAAAATTATCTTCAACATATTTAACATATCTATCAATAAAGTAGGATAGTTTTTCTATTCCTTTATCATCCCCTAAATTGTAGGAATATGTCTCATCTTTATATAAATCCTCAACAGGTGCTTTCTTTACACGCTCCTTATAGTTTTTATTGTTATATAAAATAAGCCAATTCTTAACTATAGTACCAAAATAAGAATATGCTTTTGCTCCATTCATAGGATCAAATAAATGCATTTTAGTTAGGAGAAATGTTATAACCTCGTGTTGGAGATGTTCTATATTATCTACTTCTGTATAGTAAAATTTAAAGGTATGGATTATATTTTCGGTTAGTTTGAAAAAGGGATAATGAATTTCATCCCTATAAATCTCACTTCTAATTTCTGGATTGGGCTCATTGTTATATCTAACAATCGCCATTTCGGTATCATGGGTAAAGTAGTTTTTGGAATTTTTTCTTCTTTTTCTAACTACTTTCTCCTTTACATTTTTCTCACTCACAATTAATTAATTTTTTTAATTTTAAAATCATTAAGAATGTTTTGAATTTGCTGAATAGAATTAAAAAAGTGTCCTACTTCATCATCTGATTTGAAAGTTCCGGCGCTATCAATTTCCTTCAGTTTTTTATCAGATGCCTCAATTGTTTTTGAGATTTGATCTAAATACTGAATGTATCCCATTAGGATATCTTCTTGTTTTTCATTCTTTTTAAGGAGGTTGATAGTTGTAAAAATTAAAATTACAGCTAAAACCGATAGGGCTGATATTACTATTGTTCCAATCATAAACTATTTAACATATCTTTTAAGCCTTCACTCTTAATTGAACCAAGAGCTTTAGTCTTAATGTTTGTTTTATTATTTGACTTTGTCTTTTCTTTTACTTCAGGGTTGATGAATTTAGGTAACCATTCTTGCTCAAATTCAATACGAGCTGCCATCATATCTGCTTGATGTACAATAAAGGGTAATGAAGTTCTAGGTTTAGTTTCGGGCATAAATGATTTTAGATATTTTTCATTTGCTGGATCATATAAACCATCATGAGTCTGGATAGCTACCATTTCATTAAATGTATATTTGACATCATGTTCTTGGAGTAAAAATAATCCACGATCTGGAACAGAGGCAAATGCAATTTTTTTATTATGCATATAATCCTCTCCTAATTTATCTTGTCTCCATTTATCAGTTTGAGGAATGTAGGATTCATGTTCACTGTCTCCCATTTTACCCAAATCATGATTTAATGCTGAGAATACTAATTCTTCAATGGTGAAAGTAGACATATCTGCACCCTCTTCTTTCCATAGTTCATATTGTTTAAGAGCACATCTAACTACTCTATTTACATGGTCTACATAACCACCTGGAAATGCATTATGGTATTCCTTTTTATGTGAAGCAGGCATCATTACAATACGTTCTTCAAATTTTTTATAAAATGCAAGTAAATTCTCCTTTCTGGGAGATGAAATATGTTCTTCAATATTAGTTAAAAATATTTCCCAATTTGCTTGAATTATTTCTGCTTTTAACTCCATATTAATCGTTTTCTCTATCAACAATATCTTTTATATCTTGGATCATCTCAACAATCTCCCTCTGGGTAGAATTAATAGATTCTCTAGTACCACCTCTATGGATTTCCATGTCTAATTTTTTGAATTTACCCTCTAATGTTTGAAGGCGACGTTGCATCAACTTTTTATTTCTCATATTATGTTTTATTTAAAAAAATGGGGAGAGCATCCTACCCCCTTATATCCAACCGATCCACGTTTCTCGCTTCTCGTTTTCTTTTTCCTTATTCTTTACAAGTTTATTATTTCTTCCTAAACCCGTGGTTACAATATAAGATTTTATTTTTTGGGAGCCAAATTATCTTTAAGAAAATTTATGATATTTTGGATAAATGCACATTTTTCGTATTCTTCTACGGATTCAAAGAATTTTAATGTTAAGAGTAATGCAATTTCTAATCTTTCTGAATCTTGAATTCTAACACAATCGCGCCATATTTCTTTTTCAAGGTTAGTTAATTTTAAATAATCCCATCCTCTATAGAATGCCATATGTTGTCCAGCTTCTTCTAGGTCACCAAAATCACCCAATTCAGGGTCTGTTTCTTTAAATAATTTGACTAATTTCTTCTGGAATGATACATGATTTAAAACTATTTTTTGAAACATTTTAAGATGATAAGTTGGAGTAGTCCTAAATTCATCGAATCCGATGACTTCCCTTATTTCTTTGCCTGATAATCCAGGATGCTCTTCATCAGAATCTCCTTTACCAAACATATCAAATATCTTATCAATGTCTATCATTGATTATAAATATACGAAAAATAGGTTAGGGGGCAAATTTAGTTTAGATTAAACTTTCTTAAGGTATAAAACTTACTAGTATCATCTAATATAGTTTCATTTAAATCATCCAGCACATCCTTTAGGGCTTGAGTATACCCTTTCATGAAGACCATCTCATCATCTGTATAATGCTCTGCATTTTCTACCATTTCAGAATTGTTATATTCTATGGCTTCTTTTATGATTTTAATGTATTCTCTCATAGTTAATGTCTATGGTTATAAATACGAAGGTAGTGCTTTAAATCGCCTAATATTCGTTTTTAAAGCACAAAAAAAGCCACCTCTAAGAGATGGCTTTATTATAATTTTTGTAATGATATTAGTTTACATATTCTAATGCTAAGGCAAACAATTCTTTATTAACTTTTTGATCTTGTTTAAAGCTTTTGATTTTTCTAGCTTTTCTGATTTTACTACCTACGGCATAAACAAAATCACCTTCAATAACTTTTTCCTGAACTACATTAAAAATTGACCATAAATCTTTACCTGCATCTTCTTTTCTAACAGGCTTTAAAATTTCATTAATATCAACTTTAATTCTTTTCATTTCTTTTTCATTGAAACGAGTTGTTAAAGCTTTTTGAGCAAATTCAACTGCCTTATTTTCTTCAATTTCCGTTTCTTTCATTTTATTCATTGAATCAACAGTTAAAGGTAATTTCTCAACCATATCTTTGATTTTACCTTGAAGCTCTTCAAACGAGTAACCCATGTGTCTCATTTTAACATCTTCAAAAGTTGAAGTTGAAACAACCAACCCATTTTCACAAATCATTCTAAATAATCCCGCTGTGAAAGTAAAAGCATTTTTACCATCATGGCTATTTGTAAGTAATACTTGTGGAAAAACTGTATCTCCATCTTCACCATTAATTACAACATCAGGATTTCTAAAAACAACTAAGTGCTTTTGGAAACCTCTAGTACTAGATTTTCTAGCTTTAACTGATTTAGCATCAACTACTTTCCAACCTAATAATTCCATATCATCCACAACTTTTGATGTTGGGATATGGGTATAATGTTTAGATACTTCACTTGAAGCATTCTCTGCAAAAATAACAGGACAAACTTCTTTTAATTCTTTTCTACTTAAAAATTCTTTTTTTTCAAAATCTAACATAACTTTTATTTTTTTTATTATTTAATAATTTTAATTGCCCGAACCATTCGAACACCGTAAATATACGAAAGGTATCCTGGGCAGCCAAGTTACTGTGCAGGAAAAGTTGAGAGAAGGTAAAGTAAGATTATTATTTAGATATGTCTTTCTTAGTGTTGGTAACTTCATCGTTAATCGACTTTATACAGTGATTATCATCGATTAAATCTAATATCCAACGGAGTAACTCACCTGCAAGAGATAATGTTTTATCTCGCTGATTCTTGCCTAATACAGATGAAATGGTTTCTTTGGGATTACCGAATTTATAACCCTTATCTACAATAAAAATAGCATTAAATAAATCACACCCAACAACATTAGCAAAAACATCAATTTCACGGGCACTTCTAAAGAACCATACCTTCAATTCTCTCTTATTCCCAGTTAACAAATACTTTACTATATAAAATACCACTACTACAGGTAAGAACAAGTAGAGCAATATGATAGCTATTGATAAAACTAAGAATTCAATCATTTATGTTTTTTATTTTTTAAAGGCTCTAATGAATACTACTACAATAAGGGGCCATATCACTATCCCAAGTAAAATTGAAATAATGTTGAAATGGACAGCATCTTCTTCAGGGGTTAATTTATCATTAATGTATTGAATAATAAACATAAGCCCCAACCCAATAAAAATATAAATCGTGAAATAAAACGCCATCTATTATAAATATGGATTTTAATAACTATTATATATAATTTTTACCCAATTCTTGTATTACTTCTATAGCTTCTTCAAGTGTTATATCGAAAAACTCCCTATGTTGGTTTACTCTACAATATCCTAATTTATGGTGAACTTCATGTTCTAGTGCTTCTCCATTAAAACATTGGAAACCAAACTCAACCTTATAAGGAAGGGCAACACCTGTTGATGTAGATATTTGTTTAGCCCTAACTTCAGGTTCATTTTTAGTATACCCAATTTTATAATGACTATGTGATGGGTTTGATAAAATATAAACCCATTGGTCTGCCTTACCTCTATTCTTATAAACATCTTTTTTCCTACCAGTATAGTAGGTTACATCATCCCAACCATCCTCTCCAGGAATTACAGAATAAAACTTAATTGGGGCATTAGTAAAGTCCTCACTTAGACTAAAATGGTTTTTCGATTCTTCAAAACTAATTCTTTTCATAACTATCTCATTTTTTGTGATATTTTTCTCCTTTCATTTAATATATGGGATTCTACCACCTTATTATCATTTGTTTTCTCAACCATTTCATTAGTCCCAAACGCATACAAAGGACCGTCATAATCAACAGTTTCATATGGTATATCAACGATTTCATTATGTTTGGTGGCGGTTTGTTGAGTTATACGTCTCTTACCATTGAATGACCTAAACTCTAAACAAGTGACTCTATTCCATCGTCCCAGAGTAGGTATATAAACTTCAAGATTTGCAGATGTATTAAACAGATAATCTAATTTACCAATGTCTCCTTTTTTTTCGCTCATATTTTATAACCTTAATTTGGTACAATATACAAACAAAAAATGGGGATTCCAACCAACCCTCCAAAAATTGATTCTCAACACATGCCCCACTATAGAGATACGTATATACTACACATATGCGCAATACTTGGGGTTAGATGCCTTGGTAATTTAAATAGGTAGGATGCCTTGGTTGGAATACATTGGTATAACATTGGTAGCGCTGCTATTCGCTTAGAGCCAACTGATGTATCCACATAGGTTACACTGAATATATTATGGGGGATGGGATGAAGCTTGGTTCCGTTTTGATGATTTGTCTTAGTTCGGATTTCTTCATTTTATTTTATTTTAAAGGTTTGAACCAATCAAAAAATGTTCCATCGTAAGAGAAATCATGGGGGTAAACAAGGGGGTTACCATTTGAATCTTCTAATTCAACAGATTCTGTTTCGGTTGCAAACTCCGGGGTGAAAGTAGAAGTAATAGTAAAAACACCACCTTCATTATTTTTCCACGATGGTGAAAAAAGTGGGTAAAACTTATCCCCAACTTTGAGGTTATTAAAAGCATCTTCGTATTGGATTTCTTTTAATGTCTTAGAGATTTCCTCTTTGATGATTTTCCTTAGTTGGGATTTTTTCATGTCCATTTTCCTTTATATCTGTTTTTCATAGCTTTAACATCCTGCCCATGCATTTTCCCATCTTTAGTGGTTCTATATTTGTTATAACCCCATTTTTCTTTATCGGCTAATT